CGTTCCTCTCTTTTTGCTTCATCAATTGCCTGATTATAAATATCAGGAAATTTCTCTTTCAATTCTTTCAAATCCATAATTTCCATTACTCCTTCCTTTGATGTATTCTGCTTTCCCACATTTTTAATTTTTTGTTGCAACGCCTCATATTGACTTTGACTGCATCCACCAAAATTATGAGCCACTGAGTTTACAATAACAAATTGACTACTATTGGAAAATTCTATGGGAATGATTTCCCCAATCACTTCATCACACAAACCAAAATCCACAGCCTCTTGACCAACAAACCATTTTTCCTGGTCAATGGCTTGGGTTATTTCTTCTCTATTCTTACCTGTCTTTTCCATATAGGTCACAACAAGACTTTCTTTGCAGGCTCGAAGTAATTCAGATACTTTTTCTAAGCCTACATCATCCACAAAATCAAAAATCCCTGCCTTTGGCTTATGGATCATATACATACTGTTGCTGTAACTTTTAACTGTATCACAGGCGGATGCAATCACCGTTGCAGCACTTGCTGCAAACCCTTCAATAATGCAAATTTTCTTTGCGGAAAGTCCCTTTAATACAGAAGCAATCTGCAATCCAACAAACAAATCACCACCTCCACTATTGAGCCTAACTGTAATTTCATCTTTATTTCTCAAAGGTTCAATATCTTCCAGAAACTTTTTGGAAGTAATATATTGACCGCCATCCCACCAAGAATAATCATAGTTCGTAATCTCACCAGACAGGACAATCTCACTACTTCCATCTGACTGGTTTTTGACATCCCAAAATTTCAAATGTTATCCCTCCTTTTGCTTTTCTTTCAATCCTGCTGCTATCATTTTTTCATTTTCCATTTTCGCATGGTCAATGTTACTGTCAAAATCGCCACCATTCATTTCTACCGTTTCTCGTTCTCTGGTAGAGAACCCTTGTTCCACTCGCATTTGTGCCGCCTTTGCCTCTTTTACAGGATCAAGTTGTCCCTGTGCTGGACCATTCCACTCCGCACCGCACCATGCTTTTTTAATAGCAGGGTCAAAAAAGAATCCAGGTGCTTGGATTCTGCCCGATGCAACCGCTTCGCAAAGCCATATTTCAAAAACAGGCTGACAGAAATCATTAACAAACCATGACCGCCGCATTTTGATGTATTTCCATAACTCCAAAAGAGCCGCCCTTGATGCAGAATAGCTTGACGTAAAATTTTTGACAAGAATCTCATAAGGAATTTCCAACGCAGAACCAATATATTTACACATAGCAGTAGCAAATGAATCAAAATTGACGTTGGGGCGGTTGGCATCTGCCACTTTGATATCTTCCCCAGGTGCCAAATAATTGATCATACCTGCACCCAGTTGATAGTCACCACTTTCATCATAAACTTTGTCGGTTTCATCAACACTGCCATCAAAACCCTGATCATCATTTCCGCTGTTTGTTGTAACGAATACAGAAAAAATACCATTGATGACCGCCGCCATCAATTCCGCTTCTGTGTACTGTGTCAACTGTCTCAACATCACAATAACAGGTGCCAAATAAGGGACTCCCCTGTATTGTTCTGCCCGCTCTGCCTCCATAATGTGTAATAAATTCGGAATCCCCGTCTTTTCCCCTCTTGCCTGCACCCTTACCCAGTTTCGTTGGGTCACCATGTTCGTGTTCAAGTAAGAATTGCAAACATGATAAGCAACCACCTTTCCTTTTTTGTCAATCTCTACCCCATTGTAAATTCGGTTTCCATTGGTCCATACTTTTTTCAAATTCACATTATTCCCATAACTCCCTGGGTTGGAAATTCTGTCACCTTCCACCAAATGTAATCGCAAGGTATAGGGCATATAGGGCTTGCTTGTTTCATGGTCAATCAATACAAAAGCATCACCATTTAAAAGCCAACTAACCATAGCAATGCTTTGTACTTCATAGAAGTCATTTAACCCAGAAACATCACAGAATTTCGACTCTGCCCATAGGTTGAATTCTCGTTCTACTTGTCTTTCCCATTTGTCCGCCTCGCTCTGGCTTAACCCAAGACGATCGAAATCAATTCTCGACCGCAAACGCAAACCAGAACCAATGATATTGGTACGATTTAATTTAATCGCACTTGCAGCAATTGGAGAAGTCATATTCAACACTCTAGACCGTTGCCTTAACAAATCCAAATTCAAATCAATATCTTCCTGTGGAGAATAACTCCTTGCTCGAAACCCTTTCAAAGAATTTTTTCTTCTACTTGCCCCTCCTTCGGAATACCCTGAATTTTGAACCTCAATTTTTTTAATTGCATCTAACTTCATTTGTGCTGCTCGCCGTTCTGTCGCTCCTTTTGGATCAAGCCGCTCATAAATATTTTGGAACACCCCCAAAGAAATCACTCCTTTCTTCTAAATAAAAAAATCCTATAAAATCACTCAAATATCAAGCGGAATGATTCTACGGACTTTTCTTTTTCCATTGTTTTGTTGCAATCCTTGCAATTCTTGTTCCAGAGCCAATATCTGCTTTCGAATCGTCTCTAAGTCTGCCATTTGTAACTCTCTGGAACCAATCTTATAACTTTGACGTAACAACACAGCTTCTTCCGCTGCGTAGTACATATCAAGCCTGTTCTTCACTCGCTCAATTTTTTCTTGGTTTATCAAACGTTTATTCCTCCTCTCCCAAAATCGCCTCTTCAACAGCCTGATCTAACTCCACAAATTCCTCACTATAGAAGTCAGAAGGATTGTAATCTTTCAATTCATATAATGCCTCATGGATTTCATCAGTCAAAATCCTCTGGATAGAACCAGTGTCGTTCTTCAAAGCAAGGATAGGTGAAATTTTAGAAGGTAAATTCAAAAGCCGACTTCTCATACTAACAAGCATGTCATTCATAACCCGTTCAACATCTGTGCCTTTGTGTAACTCACCCATCATTAGTGCAAGTTTCAACTCTGCCTGCTGTCGCTTCACCTTTTCATGCTTTGCATGTTCCTTTTCATAGTTGATTTCACCTTCTCCATCTCCACCCATTTTTAAATCATTTTGAATTTTTAATGTCTTGATGTAATTTTTCATACTATCAAACAACAAATATCTGCCTTTACTCGCTCTTGCCAAAATTCCTTCTCTTGTAAGTTGACGAATTCTACCATCCGTAACCCCCAAAAGTCCTTCCATTACCCCTGACGATACAGTCACTCGTTCTATCTCATCGATTTTAGAGGTGCTACTCACTTCTTTTCCCACTATTTCACCTTCCTTCGGTAACGAAAACCTCAAAAAAAATTTATATGCAACTAGGCAACTCTCGGGCTCATATGACCCGCAATGCTTTTTTACCCCTAGAAGAACCTAGTCTTTTCCACCCCCAAAACCTTACGGATGAACAATACATAATGGACTAAGTGTATCCTTTCTTTTGAAAAGTTCCTACTATATATGTCTTCATTTCTTTACACCGAAGAATACAAGTGCTCAATGAAACGTATTCAACTTAATTGAAAAAGAAACTCCCGATTTCCAAATACATTCGATTACCTTTCAAAGCGTAATTCATTGACAGCTTTCCTTGTTGTCTCTGTCCTCAAACCTATGTATCGTTTCGTATGTCTCGTACTGGTATGACCCAAAGCTTCTCTCACCAGTTCTATATCTTTTGTTTGTTGATATAAAAAAAAGCCAAATGTTTTTCTTAACGTATGGGTACCAATAGAATCTAAACCAAATTCCCTACCTGCAGTATTCAAAACAACATAAGCCCTATCTCTTTCAATATGCCGATTTTTCCCAACTCGTGATTTGAAAAGATACTCATAATCTTTTTTATCATGAACATATTTTTTAATTACCCTTTGAAGGTTCTTAGGAATTTGAATGTATCTGCCCTCATTTGCTCTCCTCTTACTCGAAACTTTTTTCTCATATACTCGAATCTCTTCTACATCCCGGACATCCCGAACACGCAAATCTAATAAATCAGAAATCCTTAGTCCTGTATAAATACCAAACATAAACAACACATAATCTCTTTCGTTTCGTCCTTTTAAAAAATCTGCAATGTCTAACACTCTGTCCATGACTCTGATTGGCTCAACTACATTCAACTTCCTCACCTCTCTTTATTGCAAAAAATAAAACCCCATCAATGACGGAGTTTTCTTGAAATTCACTATATATAATGTACCATACTGCAACTAATAAATTTATCAAATTTGTAACACATTCAGCACATATTTGTAACACGTTTTTTCTTTTCATTAGTTTTTCAAATAATTCAACAGTAAATCAATCTGTTGCAAAACTTCCTTCTTAATTCTACCAACTGTGCTATGAGATACATTTAGTTCTAAACCAATGGACACATATGATTTTCTTTTTTTATAATAATATAATTCTAAAAATGACTGAGCCTCACCACTTAGTAACCCAATGCAATATTTTAATTTTGCAGTTTTCTCTTCTAATGTTCTTATCTGAATTTTTGTATCTGTAATCTTTTTATTTATAACTTCAAGTTCTCGCTCCATTTTATCAAAAGCAATATCTATCATTCTTTCTAGTCCAGGTGTTCCGCTAGTCTGAACCACAGGAGTGTCATAAGATACACCCCGAATATCACATCTGAAAGAAATATTTGTGTTCCCTATATCATCCATAATCTCATTACATTGTTTTTCATATAACTCAATTTTTTCATTAAACCAATTTAATTGGTTTAAATCTCTACAATATGACTTTATTTCTGTTTCTATTTCTTCATATCTCTTTGGTTCCAAGACTTCCGCCCCCTTGACATTACGATTTCACATGATGATATACTAACTGAACTCCACCTTCTTCCTATTATCAATATCTTATTCCACTACCTCCTCAAAGATTATTTATGCATCTGTTGTCAATCATTTCTTCTTTTTTACTGCATACCTGTTAATATGATACTTTTCATTCCAAATTGCGTAAATCGCTCAACCATTTTGCCGAACATAGCAAAATCACCTTTCTAAACCATTTCGGTGAAACCACCGCTATGCTAACCAAAACCGCTATCGCTGTCCAATCCGTTTCAATCATTTTCCACCACCACGAGGCTTCTCGCACCGTTCAAACTCAATCACCCACACGAAAGGATTTGCTTCCCAACCTCGTGTTGCAATGTGCATTTTTTTGATAGTCGAATTCCAAAGATACATAAATGCTTCTTTTGCTGTCCTTGGCATATCTTGCCAACAGTTACCGTGCATATTTAATTTTTTGTTATTCCTGGAATGAAACGCCATCCACGAATCATCATTTGTACAATATTTGTATAGATTCCCGTCTTTTGAATATCCTCGTATTCCGTCTTCTTTTGCCTGTTCCTCTGTAATATCCTGTAACCGTTCAACCCTCACATCAGTCACTTTTAGAAAGATTCTGGCTTCCGATTTCGGCATATGAAGCGATGGTCTCCATTTAAGATTTTCTATATCTGAATAATCTTCATTAGCCCTGTATATAGTTTGTATTCCAAATTCATCTGTAAGTTGTTGCCACGTTTCCCTTGCATAAATGATATCGCCTACTTGGTATTTCGAAAATCTTTTTATGTATTCCTTTAGCTGATACCAACACGCAGAATGAGTATAATCTTTAACATACCAAGCATTATCTCGCTCGTTAAATTCTTTCCAAAAACCGTATCCACTTGGACTATCATTGCTCGGAGTTCTTTTTATCGTCCGTCTTGTCGCCGTCTTTCTTCCGTCCAGTATCGCCCGAACCATTTCTGTATTAAATAAAATTGGTTTCATTTCAATCCCCCTCTATCCCACGTCCATCCACACTAATTCGAATAAACTTAACCCCTCTCATCCTGCCTGACTGATTGTGTGCAATTGAACTTAAAATAATATTTTTGCTGTATCCAGTAACCAATACCAACTCTCTTGGTGAATCAGCAACAAACAAAGGCAACTCGTACCGATCAGCCGTAACTGCCATATAAAGATTTATCACCTCACCACCACCCAACCGTTTTCATACTCAAGTTACTTACTCTCTGTTTCGTTCAAATGTTATTCCTTCACCGACTTTCTGCTTTTTGTACTCTCCTATAAACCCATTGCATATATTGTTCAAGGAGGTGTATCTTATGAATTCATGTGAATTTATCGCTAGTATTACAGCCATTTCTTGTGCAATTGCCAAAGATAAAACTGCTGATGAGATTACTCTTTTATCGGCTATCTTCGTCCAAGTAGGGGACACATTAGCAACCATTGCAACGCATACAGAAGTTTGCAACACGGATAAGATTGAATAAAATCCGTGTTATTTTTTTACACATGATATGACTACCAATGTCTGGTAAACTAATTTTCAAAATGTCACTTTTGCTGCTATCCGCAGTATTAAATCATACTTACTCTCTATTTCTTTCAAATTCTTCAATAGCACCAAAATCATAATCATCCCGCTGTTCGAAATTAACAAAACGGTTCTGCTTTTTTCCCGATGAATTCTGACCTTTGGTTGGTGTTGACTGCTGTGGCTTTCTAAGCTTGTCCCAAATAATCCCTTGCCAATTGTTCGCCATACTTTCCGAAATAACCGCAACCACTGCACTTTCCCCATACTCCTGGTACTGGTGGAGAATTTGTGTCAACAGGTTCTCCAACCCTTTAGGCTTGTACCCCTGTCCTTTTTCCTTCTTGTATTCCAACCAATCCTTGGTCTTTTCCAAAAGCACTGGTGGGAAATCGTACTGGTCAAAAATGTCTGCCGTTTTTTGTTTCGCGGAAACACCCCCCTTTTTTTCTTCTGTGGTTTTAATAGAAAGATTAGTAGAAGGATCAATAGAAGAAAGGTCTTTGTATGCCGTTTGAACAGCAACCCCCTTGTCGTTTGAACAGCAACCCGTTGTTGTTTCAACAGCAACCCCCTTGTTTGTTTTACCGCAACCCGTTGTCGTTTGAACAGCAACCCCCTTGTTGTTTGAACAACAACCCCCTATTTCAGAAATCAAACTTTCGTATTTTTCACCAATGGCATAAACGGAATATGTACCACCTTGTTTTAGGGTTTCATTTTTCAACACCTCCGCATCTACAAGGTTTTTGAATTTACTTGCCACTGCTCTTTTTTTGCAATCCAAAATGGGCAAGTCTTCTAAAATGGCATCATACTTCACCCAATAGAAACATTCTTCCCCAAGAAAAAACTTTCTCATTTTGTTTGTTCCCATAAAATCAACAAACCAGCGTAATAAAAGCAGTTCATCACTTTTCAAATTCATTGCAATGGCAACCTTTTGACTAAACCCATGTATGGTATATTTCATTCTAATCAACTCCCTATTTGTGCTCTACAAAAAAGCCAACACTTTTCTGTAATGTTAGCTTTTTTCGTCTGCACTTTTTCAACCTTTTGACTGCTGCCCGAAATCTACTTTCAGTTATTGACATACTGATATTTTTCATATTTTCGATTTGTCTAATTTCTTCGTTTCTGCCCTTTTCGTCATTATATCGGGGGCAGGTTTCATGGCACCCAACGGTTCTTTCCATGCAACCATTACAGCACCGAATGCAAAGATTCATTTTTCTCCACCACCTTCAGCAAAGTTTCCAAATATGCAATCACCTTGTCCACCATTTCGATATTTCCGCTTGGTGCAATAAACCACTGATTATGTATTTGTGGGCATAACGAACCATTCCATCCATTTGGAAAGGCTCGTACCTCAAATGACTTCTGGTGACCATTGAATTCAAAAGAAACTTCCGTCTTTTTGCCAAGTCCATTTATCTTCAAACACAAGTCGATTGCCTGTTCTACTTTTGTGTCCCAATCCACAAGACCACCCACTTATACAAACTCACTGCCCTTCATCTGCATTTTCATTTTCACTTTTGCTTTCCCTCTTTTCCATTATTCTTCGTATAACTTCATAAACAGGATGTCCTGCTGGGACAACATACCCCTCTATGGAATCCAGCCGTTCTCCGCTTTGTAAAACGTGTTCGATTTTAAATTTCATATTTACACTACCTTCCTATTTCCAAGTTTTATATTCTTATTTATCCAAGAAAATTTTTCTTAGTATCCTTTAAGAAGTTTCAAATAAATCTTCGAGCTTGTCCCACTTTTCAGATTTTCTACCCCTTTCGCCATATTCAATATTTTGATATCCTCCTTCTCTCATATTTAAGTATTTAGAAACTTGCGACTAACCAAATTCTTATTGATTCTGGCTTCCCGAAGATTTTTTCTCATTTTCCCTATCCCTTAACTAACTTTTTCCTCCTTATTTAACAAGAGCAACGCACCTCTCACCATGTACTTAATTTCTTTCTGTTTTTCTTTTGGAAGTTTTGAAATATCCTCTGCACACTCAAAAGCAATTGATTTCTTTTTTGTCATTTCATTTGCTTTGTAATCTTTATTCATGTTCAACACCTCTTTCACCTTTTTAATTTTTTATCACTCTGCAATAACAATATACAACTAAACAATATATTTGTCAACATTATTTTAATATTTTTATTGCAGAGTTGTATTAATTGTGATATATTAAATTTAGGAGGTGAAATAATTGACTATAGAAGAAAGAATAAAATTACTTAGACTTGAACTCGGATTAAACCAGTCAGAATTTGCCGAGCGAATAGGTATAAAGCAAGCTGGATTGTCTGCAATAGAAAAAGGAATTCGTGGATTAACAGACAGGAATCTTTCTTTAATTTGTGAAAAGTTTAATGTCAGTGAAGATTGGCTTCGTACTGGAGAAGGCGAAATGTTTTTTGAGACAGAACACTCCATCATGAAAGATTTAGTGAATCAGTATGATTTATCTGAAGATGCTAAAATTTGTATAGAATGTCTTCTGAAATTGTCCCCGTCTGATATGCGTGTGCTTACCAACTATATAAAAACAGTTGCCTCAGCATACACTCAAAAAGGTTCTTCAACCAACACCAACAATATTGAATTTTCAGAAGAAATCACACCCATTTGCGGCAACGACGTAGAAATTGAAATGGAGTTGGATGCATTAAGGTTAGAACTGTTGGATGAGAAAAGGGGCAAAATATTATCAGCATCACCCGCATTAGACACCAAAAGAAACGCTTAGAAAAAAGAAAATCAAACTATAACCGAAGAAAATAAGAAAATATCATAGAATTTTAAAAAATATGTAGAAAATGTGAAAATCAAATTGTTAACCCCACCTAGCCAATTGAATACGCTTGGGAAAAAGAAATAAAAAAATCCCCTGCACCGACCAAAGCCACAGGGGAAAGGAACTTGTAATAAACGACCACAACTTCCTTTTACTATTGTAGCATAATGTGAAATTATGTCAATTAAAGGAGGAATTTCTATGGTTTTTATTGATGAAATTAAAAGCTTTTCAGAAAGGATATCTAATTTAAAGAATACCATTGCAACAGAAGAATCAACAAAAATGTCTTTAGTCGTCCCATTCTTTCAAATGCTTGGATATGATGTTTTTAATCCCACAGAATTTTGTCCTGAATATATTGCTGATGTCGGAATCAAAAAGGGTGAAAAAATCGACTATGCCATTATTATCAATGATGTTCCCACAATTCTTATAGAGTGTAAATGGTGTGGAGATAACCTTGATAAACATAGTTCTCAACTTTTTAGGTACTTTGGTACATCACCTGCAAAATTTGGTATTCTTACAAACGGGATTACTTATAAATTTTTCACAGACTTAGAAGAAAACAACAAAATGGATTTAACCCCTTTCTTGGAAATTAACCTCGAAGATATTAGAGAAACCTCCATAACCGAATTGAAAAAATTCAGCAAAGAAACTTTTGATAAGGATAATATTTTTAGTACAGCTTCCGAATTAAAATATTCAAATCTTATCAAAGACCTATTGAAAACAGAACTCGAAGAACCTTCCGAAGATTTTATTCGATTTTTGTTAACTGATATCTATGATGGTCAAAAGAATCAAAAAGTTATTGAAAAATTCAAGCCTATTATTAAAAAATCTTTTAATGGTTTTATAAATGATACTGTCAACCAAAAGATATCTTCCGCCTTAACAAAAGATGAACAAGAAACCATTCCTAAAATAAATGTTGCAACCGATGACTCTGAATCAGAGTCGAAGATAATTACAACACCGTTAGAAATGGAATCATTTTACATCATTAAAGGAATTTTGGCTGGTTCTGTCCCAACCGAATCTATTGTTTATAGAGATACTGAAAGTTATTTCGGTATTCTATACCAGGATAATAACCGTAAGCCAATATGTCGTTTGAACCTTGATAAAAAGAATAAACAGTTGTTTATTCCAGATGAAAACAAATCATTTGTTCGCTACTATATTGAATCGTTAAATGATATTTACCAATACAAACAACTGTTAATTGAATCCGCCAAACGATATTTATAAAATAACAAAAGCCCCTCCTGTACCAACAGAAAGGGGCTTTTGTTTAATAGATATAGATATACAAAAATACTATCTATATTGAGGTGAGAATCCTTAAGAATAGTATCATACACATTAGGCACCAAAAGAGATAATAAAACTAATTAATTCAAGTTATTTTATTGAAGTAAGACAAAACGGTTCACACAAGTTTTTTTAACCAAAGATATGAACCGAAAAAAAAATATTTCTACAAAGGAGTGATACCATGAAAGTTGCAATCTATGTACGTGTTTCCACGCAAGAACAAGCGCAAGAAGGATATTCCATTACAGCACAAACAGAGCGGTTAGAAAACTACTGTAAGGCAAAGGATTGGATCATCTATGACAAATACATTGATCCAGGCTTTACTGGTTCTAATATGGAACGTCCGGCATTGAAAAAAATGATTGATGATACAAAAAAACATAAGTTTGATCTTCTCTTGGTCTATAAACTGGACAGGCTTTCCAGAAGTCAAAAAGACACCTTGTTCTTAATCGAAGATATCTTCTTAAAAAATGATATAGACTTTGTTTCCGTCAATGAAAACTTTGACACCTCCACCCCTTTTGGTCGTGCAATGATTGGTATTTTGTCTGTCTTTGCTCAGTTGGAACGTGAACAAATTAAGGAACGTACCAGAATGGGATTTGTAACCCGTACAGAAAAAGGCAAACATCATTCCTATGCACCCTTTGGCTATCGAAAAGAAAACGGAAATCTGATTATAAATCCAATCGAGTCCGAAGTCATCAGAGAAATATATTCTTTAGTCGCGTCTGGTGAAAGTTATTCCAAAATAGGTAAAATGATGTTGGCAAAATATCCTCAATTCAAATCACACTTTGCCTACAGCAATTCAACCCGAATTCGTGAAGTACTTAATATCGTAACCTACGGTGGATATGTAAAATTTGGGGATACTATCTCAAAGGGAAACCATGAAGCAATTGTAGATGAGTTTACCTATAAAAAAGTTCGGTCACTCCTAGAGGAAAGAGAAATATTATGGAAATCAAATAGAAACCGTTATTCCAACACGCATAGTCCCTATCTCCTTACAGGTATGATTGTCTGTGGTTATTGCGGTGCAAGATACCGTGTTGTGCCTAGATGCTCTGGAAAGAAAACTGTATACACTTGTTACTCTCGTTTTGGAAGCCCACAGCACATGGTAAAAGATCCAAACTGCACCGCTCCAATCTTTCCTATGAAAGAATTAGATACTGCAGTCATTGATGAAATCTATAAAATACTTTTAGATGAAAACTATTTTAACGAAGTAACAAAGAGACCAACCTACCAAGACAACACCTTGAATGAAGCAAAAGAAGAAATCAAAAAAATAGAGTTTCAACTAAACAAACTTTTGGACTTATATCAAAACAGTGGTTTTACCTCTGAAACGGTTATGCAGCGTATCATGACTTTGGAAGAAAAGAAAAAGGACTTACAATCCTACATGGATAAAAAAACAGCAAAGAAAAAAGAAGTGCTTTCCCATGCCCAATTCAAAGAAAATATGTCAAACTTTGATTCTGTCGTAAAAAGCGGAGCAACCGACGATTTACGCCAGATGCTCCGCTCTCTTGTTGAGTACATTGAAGTGTTTGAAGAAAGACTCATTTTTCATTGGGCTTTCTAAACAACAGCCCGATTTCCCTCTGCTGCTTTTTTCTCATCACTGATTCTTTTTCGTTCTAATTCTTTCTTGTAACATAGGTCTTTGACCTTCATCAATCTTATGGTACTTGCACGTTCGTTTTCTTCCAATTTCATTGTAATGTATTTAATGGTTTCTCCATAATTGGGAATCATTACATTCTCCAAC